GGTGCCGCTCGAGATCGGCCAGGAGCAGCTGGTGCGAATCAAGAACAGCACGGGCACGACCCTGCTCAAGGGCCAGGTCGTGTACCCGACCGGGTCCGACGGCACGAACAAGACCGTGGCGCTCGCCCAGGCCAGCGGCGAGGTGAGCTCGACGCAGACGCTCGCGGTCATGGCCGAGGACGTGCTCAACGGGCAGAGCGGCTGGGCTGCTACCTTCGGCCTGGTGCGTGGCATCAACACCGACGCGCTCGACGAGGGCAAGACGGTGTACCTGTCGCCTTCGGTTGCCGGCGGCCTGACCAAGACGAAGCCCGTGGCGCCTGACCACCTGGTGGTCGTCGGCTTCTGCATCCGCAAGCAGCAGAACAACGGGGTGCTGTTCGTCAAGATCACGAACGGCTTCGAGCTCGACGAGCTGCACAACGTGCTCATCTCGAACCCGCAGAACAACCAGGTGCTGAAGTACAGCAACGGTCTGTGGATCAACGCGGCGCCCTGACGCGTTCGGGTGCCCGTAGGGGCTGGAGGCGTTCCTAGCCTCGCCTCGTGACCACCTACGACCCCCTCGACCTCCGAGGTCAGGAGCGAGCCAACGCCGACAAGGCGACGCGCGAGCGACTGGCACGCGAGTCCGAGGAGGCCGACCTCAAGTGGCTCATGGGCTCCAAGCGGGGCCGCCGCATCGTGTGGCGGCTTCTGGACCAGGCAGGGATCTACCGGCTGTCGTTCAACACCAACGCGATGCAGATGGCATTTGCCGAGGGGAACAGGAACTACGGCAACAGGGTCCTCGCTGCCATCCACGCGCTTTGCCCTGAGCTGTACCCCGTGATGGTCAAGGAGAACGTCAATGACCGGAGTGCTGATGACAGCCGCAACGACAACTGAAGGCCAGACCGCAGCACCGACGCAGGCGACCGCGCAGGCGGCGCCGGCACAGCAGCCGCAGACCTCTACGCAACAGCAGCCGCAGGCGTCCCAGGCGCCCGCACAGCAGGCTGCACAGGCTCCAGCCACCGAGACCAGGCAGCCCCAGGGCACGCCTGGCGTGTACGAGTTCAAGGCCCCTGAGGGCATGAGCTACGACCAGCAGGTGCTCGGCACCTACACCGAGGTGGCCAAGGAGCTCGGACTGTCGCAGGAGGCTGCGCAGAAGATGCTCGACCGACTCGCTCCTGCACTGCAGCAGCGCACGGCCGAGCAGGTGACCACGATCAGCAACGAGTGGGCCGAGCAGGCGCGCTCGGACAAGGAGTTCGGCGGCGACAAGCTGGCCGAGAACCTGTCCGTCGCCAAGAAGGCGCTCGATGCGTTCGGAGGTCCCGAGCTCGTTTCGCTGCTGAACGAGAGTGGACTCGGCAACCACCCGGAGCTGATCCGCTTCTTCTATCGGGCCGGGAAAGCGATCAGTGGCGACCGTTTCGTCACTGGTTCATCTGGCGCCGGCAAGGCTGTCGGCGTCAAGGACTTCGCGTCTGTCTTGTACTCCAACCAATCCTCACTGACCTGATCCATGGCTACTCTTGCTACCACCAATCTCACTCTCGCCGACTGGGCCAAGCGCATCGACCCCGAGGGTCGCGTTCCCGTCGTCGCCGAGCTCCTCTCCCAGACCAACGAGATCCTCGAGGACTGCGTGTTCAAGGAGGGCAACCTGCCCACCGGCGAACGCGTCGTCATCCGCACGGGTCTTCCCGCGGTCTACTGGCGCGCGCTGAACCAGGGCATCCCCTCGAGCAAGTCCACGACTGCTCAGGTGGACGAGGCCTGCGGCATCCTTGAGGCTCGCAGCGAGGTCGACAAGGACCTGGCGATGCTCAACGGCAACACGGCCCAGTTCCGCCTGTCCGAGGACACCGCGTTCCTTGAGGCGATGAACCAGACCCAGGCCTCGACGCTGTTCTACGGCAACCCGGCCTCCGACCCGAAGCAGTTCCTCGGCCTCGCGCCGCGCTACTCCTCGCTGTCGGCTGCTAACAAGCAGAACATCCTCGACGCCGACCCGTCGCCGGCAAGCCCGACGCCGAAGAGCGACCTGACCTCGGTGTACCTCGTCGTCTGGGGTGACAACACCGTGTACTGCCCGTTCCCGAAGGGCTCGAAGGCCGGCCTCATCCACGAGGACCTCGGCGAGCAAACCGTGTACAACGCCGACGGCACGCGCCTGCAGGCCTACAGCACGCGCTACCAGTGGAAGAACGGCCTCGTCGTCAAGGACTGGAGGTATGTGGTCCGTATCGCGAACATCATCGTGAGCGACCTCATGGCTCTGTCCGGCACGCAGGCGAACACGGCCAGCACCTCGCTGATGAAGTTGATGGCCCGCGCCATCTACCGCATCCCGAACATGGGCATGGGCCGCGCCGCGTTCTACATGAACCGCACCGTCCACAGCGGTCTCAGCGTCAGCGCCTTGGACAAGAGCCAGGCCGCAGTCAAGGTCCAGGAAGGCCTGTCGCAGTTCGGCACGCCTCACAGCTGGCTGTCGTTCCTCGGCGTGCCCTGCCGCCGTGTGGACACCATCCTCAACACCGAAGCCCGCGTCGGCTGAACCTAGCCACAAGGAGGCACTCACATGTACATCGACAACATCTTGCGGCTCTCTGGTTCTGGCACCGGCCAGTCCGTTCTGTACTCGCAGGTCACGACCAACACGGTGGACCTTGCCGCTGCGCTCTACGCGCAGGGCAGGGACATCGGCGAGGGTCGCAGCCTGTACGTCAACTTCGTGCCGACGGTCGCTGCGGCTGCCGACGTTAGCCCGGCTGCGGCTGGCGTCTCGGTCGAGTTCGAGGTTCTTGCCAGCCCCATGGCTGCGCCGGCAACCGTGACCCTGACCGATGGCACCGAGAAGGTGAACCTCACGGCGCACGGCTTCGCGGCCGGCACGCCGGTGCAGTTCATCAAGGGCAGCTCGACTGCAGCCCTTCCTTCGGAACTGTCGTTCCTGGCGACGTACTACGTCCTGAACCCGGGCGCCAACGACTTCGAGCTGGCGGCAACGCCTGGCGGCTCGCAGATCGCGTTCGGCGCGGGCGCGGCAGGCACGCTGCAGATCCTCACGTCCACCTTGGTGGGTGCGAGCGGTCCGCAGCTGTACTCGACGCTGACGGTGCCGGCAGGCGGCGTCGCGACGGCGCACCCTGTGCGTATCAACCCCAAGGTCGCAAGCCTTGGCGGTCGCTACCTCATGGGTCGCTACCTGGTGCGGACCTCTGCAGGCGCCGAGAGCGCTCTGACGGCAGGCTCGTTCCTGGCTGACCTGGTTCTGGGTGTCCAGGACGGTCGCAAGTACTACGCCTCGGGCTTCGCGGTCTCCTGACCGCGGGGCTCCCCCAAGGAGCAGACATGATCTTCGACCAGCTACTGACTCTGTCCGACGGCATGGCGCTGACTTCGCTCGGCTCCACGGTCTCGGCCATCACCCCGGTTCCCAGCCTTCTGGATCCGACGTTCATCAACCTGTCCGCGGTGCGCGACATCGGCAGTGGCGAGCAGCTCAGTCTGCACGTCCACATCACCGAGGCCGTGACTGGTGGCGACGCCGATCGCAAGATCGCGTTCGTCATCAGCATGACCACAAGCGTCGGCTTCGCGAACCTGCAGGTGCTCGCCAAGTCTGGCGCGCTGGCTGCTTCCGACCTGTACAAGGGTGCCCGCTTCCAGGTGGTTATCCCCAAGGTGCAGGACAGGTCGCCCGGCTCGTTCCTGCTGGCCGGCGTCGAGCTGTTCAGCGTGACGGCTCCATCGGGTTCGCCGCCCGTGTCCAACTCGGTCGAGTTCACGGCTGGCAAGGCCGCGTTCGCCATCGGCATGGACACCGACTCGGTGATCGCGATCGACAAGGCAGGCACCAAGATCATCAAGGTCTACCCGGCCAACGCTACGATCACGTGACCATGCCAAAGTACATCGCGCTCGAGAAGTGCTTCGTCAACAACACCATCTACGAGGAGGGTGCGACGCTGGAGTACAGCGGACCGCCCTGCCACTACCTCCAGCCGGTCGACCCGGTCGAGGAGGCGCCGACCGAGGTGGCTGCGGAGGCTCCGCGCAAGTGGACGCCCCGTAAGCGAGGCACGACTGCCGCCGAGGCCTGAGCTCGGCTCGTTCTTTCCGTAGTGACACCAAGGGGCCGAAGGGAAACCGACGGCCCCTGTCTCAATCTAGGCGCCCATGCAAGCATTCACCGGCCAGCTGTCTGACGACTACGAGTACGCGATCGTGTGGTGGGGCCAGAGCAACGCCCGCCCATGGGGCGACCGCGACCTCGAGGGCTACGTTGCGTCGCCGCACCTGAAGCTGGCCCAGGCTGGCCAGGACCTGACCTTCCTGCGCATCGACGGCTTCCCGCTGTTCAGCGGCACGATCGGCGGCGTCGGCACCAAGAGCGTGATCATCGTCGCCGAGACCATGGTCCCCGACCACTGGGTGGGTGGCGAGGTGCGGTTCCTGCAGACGGAGACCAGCGACGCCAACCTGTCGGACCCTGTCGCTGGCGTTGCCAAGGTGCTGTCCAACACCGCGACGCAGCTCGTGGTCGAGTGGACGACCGCGTTCGGCGGTGGCGTCAACGCCATCCCGTGGCGCTACAAGGGCTACGTCCACCTGCAGGACAAGTGGAAGGGCTACAGCACCGTGCGCGTGCTGACCCCGTACCAGCCCGAGGCGCCTGGCGACTACCCGACGACGGCGCCGACGGTGCCGGGGTACGCCATCCCAAGCACCATTTCCAGCTACTCCGATGCGGGCGTGTTCCTGCCGTTTGCCTGGGACGAGGGCGTCGAGGGCGCCGGGTTCGCGGGTGACGGCGGCACGGCCAAGGCCGCAACGGTTGCAACTGGCGTGGTGAGTCTGACCGGGTCATCGGCAGACGCGTTCGGAACGACCAACCTGTACGCGGGAGCCAAGATCACCCTCACGAAGGGCGGTGCGTCGTACGTCGCGACCATTGCGACGAACGGCACCGGCGGCACCATGACCGTGGGATCCTGGTCGCCGAGCACGCCGGCAGACGCCACCGACTACGCGTACGAGATCTCGCTGCCGCACTGGAAGAACAACCCCTACTGGGCCGCTCCTGGCCTCGGGTTCCGCTACCCGAACAACGACATGCTGCCCTGCAGCGACCCGAGGAGCGCGCTGGGCGAGATCTACAACCGCCCGCGTGGCAGGCTCACGCCGAGCTACAAGGCCGTGATCCTCGAGGCCGGCAGCATCGACAAGACCTGGAACGCGAGCGGCATCTCGCAGTGCACCTCGGGCGGCACCGCCGGCAGTTTCATCGCGTACAAGGTCAACTTCAGCCCGACGGACTACCGCATCCGCATCGCGCGCACCGACTTCTCGGTGACGCCGTCGACCGGTCGCATCCAGTTCGAGTTCTTCGCGCGCGCTGGCAACATCCTCAACTTGGTCGGCTGGCAGGCAACAGCTGGCAGCTTGTCGCTCAACGGCAACTGGCGCTGCAAGGCGATGCAGTACAGCAACCAGGTGCTGTACGCAGCCGTGGCCAACACCGACTTCGCAAGCGGTGGCGACACGATCACCATCAACGGTCACACGCTCAAGGACGGCGACCAGATCCAGTTCACCGGAGCTGGCGCTCCTGTGGAGTTGGCCGTCGGCACGAAGTACTACGTCGTGAGCTCGGCCACAAACACGTTCAAGGTCGAGGCGACGCCGGGCGGTGGCGCCATCACCTTGACGCAGAAACCATCCGGCACCGCAAGCGTGATCGGCTACGGCCACGTCGACCTGGTTGCCTACCTCGGCGCCGCAGTCGACGGCAGCACGGTCATCAACTCGACCGCCACGGCAAACGCGTGGGTGACTCGCATGGTGCCCACCCTGCACCACCGCTTCGGAGCCCTCGTCGAATACGCCTGGCGCGTGTCGAACGTGATCGGCAAGCGCGTGAACGTGATCCACCTTGGCGTCAACAGCAGCGCGCAGATCCTGCGCAACATCCAGAACTACTTCGGGTTCAAGGGCCAGATCGGCTGGTGGGACTACAACAAGTACCTGGACTGGACGCCGAGCAACACCGACGGCAACGCCGCGCGCTTGAAGAAGATGATCGCGACCATGGCGCCCGCGGCACTCGCAGCCGAGGGCAACACCAAGCCGCTCAAGATCCTCGGCATCGTCGGGTTCCAAGGCGAGGGTGACGCCATCGTCGAGGCCGGCCGCGAGCTCTACGCCAAGACGATCAACACGTTCTACAACTGGTTGCGGTCGACCATCCAGAACGCTGGCCTGTCGTACTACGGCAACGCCAAGCGCATCCCCGTGGTGCATGCCAGCCTGCCCAAGATCCCCTGGGAGATCACCAGCGCTCCCGGCTACGGCGGCACGATCAACGGCGACACCCAAGGTCTGGTCAACGCAGCGATCGCCGACTTCGCCGCGAAGGACGGGTTCGCCGCGACGTTCGACACGAACGACAGCCCCAAGCTGGACGACACCACGCCGTTCGGCCTCGACCCGCTGCACTTCAACGGCTACGGCGAGGCGCGCAACGGCGAGCTTGCGGCCGACGCCTGGGTGCAGGCGGCAAACCGTGCGCTTCCGCACACGGGCGACGCCAAGGCTCTCAGCATCTGCAACCTAGCGCTGTCGCACATCGGCGAGCACGCGGGCATCACCTCGATCGACCCGCCTGACGGTTCCGCGCTCGCGGCGCTGTGCGCCAAGTTCTACCCAATCGCGCGCGACAGCCTGCTCGAGATGAAACAGTGGTCGTTCACCAGCAAGCGCGTCACGCTGACCTCGGTGGTCAACAGCTGGAGCGAGTGGGACTACAGCTACGCCGTGCCAGGCGACGTGCTCAACGTCGTGAGCGTGCTGCCGCCCGACGCGCAGGACGACTACAGCACGAGGTTCTCGCCGACGGACTACCAGGTGTCGCCGCAGCTCGTGGCCGCAGGGCAGTACGTTCCGCAGCCCTACGCGATCGAGACCGACGTGAACGGCAACAAGGTGCTGTACAGCGACCAGCAGAACGCGGTGCTGCGCTACAACGCGTACGTCACCGACAGCAACCAGTTCCCGCCGCTGTTCGTGATCGCGCTCTCGTGGCACCTCGCGAGCATGCTGGCAGGTCCGGTGCTCAAGGGCGAGGTCGGCTCCGCCGAGGCGAAGCGCTGCCAGGCCATGATGGCTGCCTACCTGGGCAAGGCCGAGACCAGCGACGGCAACCAGCGGAACATCAAGCCCGAGCAGATCACCCCCTGGATGTCGAACCGCTGACATGGCCAACACCCGCGTCTACTCCAGAGCGTTCGCCGGCGGCGAGATCAGCCCCGAGATGTTCGGCCGCATCGACGATGCCCGCTACCAGACGGGCGTCGCCTACATGCGCAACTTCATCGCGACGCCGCAGGGTCCTGCCGAGAACCGCGCTGGGTTCCAGTTCGTGCGCGAGGTCAAGACCTCGAACTACAAGACGCGCTTGATTCCGTTCTCGTACAGCACCACGCAAACGATGGTGATCGAGCTCGGCGTCAACAGCATTGACTCGCAGTCGTACATGCGGTTCCACACGCAGGGCGGCACGCTGCTCGCGCCGACGGTGACCGCGAC